GATATTCCTTTAGAGCATTCTTCTGCTCCTTCTTTTTCTTCCCTTCAAAGTATGCGGTGGCCGCATCACCAAGTGCATTACCGAATGCCTCATTCGCTCGAGCCTGTGCCGCCCCTGCTGTCTGAAACGCTGAGAAGTCCATCCGTCCCAAGCCTGCCTGTACTGTATCGCCGATTGCCATAGTTTTATCCTCCCATAGCACCACCAGCGATGCTTCCAATCATGTTCATGAATCCACTTGCCATTCCGCTTGCCGCTTGTTCGCGAGCCGCATAGGTGTTCGCCAGGTAGTTAGCACGATTTGCTGTGTCCTGTGATCCGATGTTCACTCCGGCATCAGGATTGATCCTGGTTGACTGCTCCTGTGGTATTCCGAATAAAGCCGCCCTTGCTCCATATCCCTGTTGAGTATAATCACCACCACCACGGAGCATCATCAATGGATCTGCTGAAGTGGCCTGGTTACCTCGCATTGCATACCCGCCAAACTTCATCGCATCGTCTCGATTTTCGCGAAGGATGTCACGCAGATAGTCTTCCCTGCTCATCGCCTCAGCCGCAATCGCCGCATTGTCCATGTCCCGTCCGCGAGCCACCAATGACTCCCTGGCGGATTGAGTTGCCCTGCGTCTCATCTCAGGAGATAAGTCCTGCATCTGTGCTTCCTGGAATGCCTGGTCGGCTAACTGATTTTCCTGCTCCACGCGAGCCTGCATGAGCGGATCGGATGAACGATATGCCTGTGTCATGTCAGCACCAAATCGATTAATCATCGATATATCTGAACCTGCCTGACGCTCGGCCATTTGACTGCCAAACTCCTGTGCTCGCATCGCCTGTTCTTCGGCAAGCTGTGCCATCGGATCAGCGGCTCGCTGGGCGAGACTTAACTGTAAATCCTGATATTGCGGATCGTACTGCTGGCGAGTCTGTAGAAGTTTGCCCTGAATCGCAGGGTCAGACATCGCATTGACATAATCGCGAGCAGACTTGCCGACATTAAGCTCGGGCATGGGTGGTGGTTTTTTTCCTCCTCCAAAAAGTTTATTTAAAAAGAACGATGGCACCCCTGAACTGTTTACCGGCTCACCTGCTCCTCCGGCATCCTTGAGCATTTCTGCCTCTTCCGAATTTATGTAGGCGAGTGATTCTCCCTGTGGAGCCGCTGAGTTAAGAAGAGAGGCGGCCTGCTTGAGAGGGTCATCAGGTGCAAAGGATGGAATCCCTTCAGGAGTCATGGTAGGAACCGATGCTCCCGAGTTTCTAAGAATCTCCTCTTCCATTGGATTAATGTACGCCAACTTCTCACCCTGGGGAGGTTTTGGATTCATTATCTTACTGCGTGATTCTTGCAGATAAACCATGTCATCAAGTAACTGGCGATCCTGTGCGGATAACCTGCCTGACATCTCAGAGATTCGTTTCATATTAGGGTCAGGCATTGGTTCTGCCTTTGGCTCCCTGTTAAATAGTTTGTCGAAGATATCCATAATGAATCAGGTTTTAATGATATAATTTAAAATGATGGTTGGCTGGACATTGTTGTGTGGTTGATCACCTCCTGTTGCAAGTGTAGTTAAGCCTTGAGGGGTAGTACCTCCTGAAGCGTCACCTGATTCAATAAAAGGGCCGTACTCAGTTATAGTCCCACTATCATGCGTATGTGAAGGCATTTGAGCTTCCGTGAGGGTGTGAGTCTCAGAACCACCTGCCGCTCCTAAAGTGTCTCCATTTAATCCGCCTGATTGATTAGTTAATCGATTGGCAGATGTACCTCCCATATCATCCTGACCTGCAATAACTCGGCCTCGAAGGTCGGGTAGATTAAATGATGATCCTGAACCTCCATAAGTAATTCCGATTACCCCGTAGAGGTCACCATAGTCGGCTATTAAAACTGATTGACCTGCACAAACTAAATAACCTGTTGGTGCCGTCGAACCGGCATAAGGCAGAACTGTAGCGGTTGGCATAAGGACACTCACTGCCGCACTGTCCAACTTGGCCGCAGTCACCGATCCATCCTGTATCTTGGCGGTAATGACTGAGTTAGTCGCCAGTTCGTTTGAACTAATGCCTGCTGATTTAACCTTTAAATATCCACCTGATCCATCGACCTGAATGGTGGAATCATCTGCTGTCTGATTAGCACCTGTTCGAAAGGTTGCCAGGTTGGCGATATCCTGCAACTTGGTTGCGGTTACCTGGTCGCCGGATGAGAATGATTGTCCTGTTTGTAATACTGCCATTTTATTTTTCTCCTATGAAACTGATGTGGTGGATCGGTCTGTAATTCTAGCATCCACTTTAGCGGACCGAAGATAGGGTCTGCCATTGGTTGGTTGAAAGTCTGCCTGTACTCCAAAGCCCCTTTTATTGACTCTAAGCCTTACCGATGCCTCTTCTGAGTCAGGGAGATTACTACCGAGTAAGGATGATATGCTTGTTGATTGGGTAGTAGAGTCAGGATCTTCGGTGATAAATTGAATATTACCATCAGTCGAAAAGCCCGTATTCGATTTTACATGAAGCTCGGCTCGGCTATAGGTTTTACGATCCATTGAGTCAGCATCGTACTGGCGGGTGGTCAACTGACTGACCACTGGAATTGTTTCCGATTGAGCCTGCCCGGCGGTTAGGGAAACAACATCGCCCCCCTCAAAACCATCTACCTTGTGAACGCCACCTTCTTCGGTCGTTAAATATAGAGCGTTCTGTGCTCCCTCACGGGCAACTATTAAATCGCGGATAGCAAACTCAGTGGAGTTTACCTGGTCGATGGATTCAAATCCGCCGTTGATAAAATTATAGACGATAATCGCATTGAGCTTAGTGGAATCTCCCCGCCCAGGTGCTGAATCCAATGGAACTGCCAACCAATACCTCGAGTCGAAATAGACGGCACATGAGAGGTGGGCATAGTCCTGATTTATTCGGTCGACAAATGGTTGGATGGATTCCGATAAAGGTGTGCCTGTACCCCGTAAGTGATACTGATCGTAAAATTCCACAGCATAAATTCCTTGATCCGAAAGGAACAGAATCTGATTGGCCACCTGTACGATTGACTTACGGGCAGATGATCCGATCTCAGTGGTTACCACATTGGTTTTTACATCGGCAAGAGATCCACTTACGCCTGTCATCAGGTGGATCGATTTACGATTAAATATCGCAAGAGTATCCTGAGTAAATGGTTGGATACCTACCAGGAAATCGCTTTTACCAGCGGTTATAGTAAATTGATTACCAATTCGATCATAGGTATCTGAATCAAGGATATCAGATGCTACAATCTCCGAACGATTATTCCGATCAGTCGGAGATGCGTCCGAGGTAAACCAATAAGGAACCCATAGCCTACGCTGATGAAACTGTCCCCAGGGAGCCGCTGGCATATGAATAAATCCTTTTCCGATTGCTAGTTGCCGGGAGGCAGTAAGGGATGCTGTTCCATCCTCCACTCCAAGATTAAAGGTAAACTGATCAGCAGTTGGTGTGCTGGTAACAATCGCATTTTGATTTACGAATAAATCGAACGGGGATGATCCATTTCTAATAGTGATCTCATTTCCGATCTCCAACCCATGATTTACCACATCCATTGTAACCACTCCACTAGATGCTGTGGCGGTGGTATCGGTAAGATACTGTGGTGCTGTATAAGTTCCACGATCTACCCGAGTGAAATCTTCAAAATATTCAGCCTGTGCTCCTGATACATTAAAGGTAGCAGTCTGTGAAGATGCCATTGTGACAGTAAACTGAGTGTCACTTATCCTTGTAATCTGATAGCAGTCATTCGGATTTACAGTCCAATTCCCCAGGTTAGTCAGCGTGACAAAGTCACCGGTTACCCGCCCATGATTTGTGGATGTATTGACAGTAATCGTCTGACCCGATTGGGAGGCAGAAGATATTCCGATTGAATTAAGTGCCGGGCTTGCTGAAAGAGTGGTCTTGCGGGAGCGGAAGATAAACATCTTGTCGAATCCCTGGGTCATCCCTACGGGTCCATCCACAGTTTCACCTCCCGCCTCGTACCGGCATTTAAAAAGTGCTGAGTCTTTCAGACGAATGATGACTGCAAGATTATTGGTAGCCGAGAAAATATAATCGTCATTATTCGATGAGGCATCGCTGTAAACTGCTGATCCATAAACTGCATTTACTCCATCATCGTTAATGGTAAAATTTAAAGTCGTAGCGATGGAATTGCCGGCGGAACAGACGGATGTGTTTCCGACTGATGCATCCTGTACTGTGAAAGTAAAATTGCTTCCAGCGTTGGTAAAAGTGAGTGTCTTGGTGGTAAAATTGACAGAGGCCAATGTATGAGTGCCATTGATCGATGCATCAACATCTGCAATGGTTATATTTTCGCCTGGAATAAATGATAAACTCGGGGTGTCATCTAATACGATTGTTACCACTCCTGATGATCGGGATGCCGATTGAATAACATAGGGTAAACGAATCGCATCTGTTCCCGATGTGATCGATCCGAATAGAGTCGATAATCCCTTGCGTGGTTGCCATGTTCCATCATCATTCATCCGGCCATTCTTCGACAATGCTACCTCACCAGGCTTCAACTGATTGGGTCGCAGACGGGCATTCATCCGCAAAAAGAAGGTGTCTCCTTCTGTCACGAATGGATCGTCTAGTTTGCCGTAACTGCGGTATCTGCTCACTTCTTCTTAATCTCCTGCCACAGTTTCAGGGACATATAAACCA